GTGCCCAATACACAAGTATCTCGAACATTAATCGAGGACATGTACAAACAACGTTTTGCAATAGACAAGGACAGGAAATTCTTGTTTAAGGATCAATCGGCATTGAAGCAGCTGATTAAGAGGAAACCTTCTATTGTATCTAGTATCGAAATTGTTCCGAGTAAGTTAATGAATACATATTTGGATAGTGATGCTGGCAATGCATGGGTTCCTAATGATTGGATTATGATGGTATATCGTCCAGATATGATTAGTTACGCATGGTGGCACGAAGCTGGTGGATTTCAAATCAAATATCCAAACTATACATCTTATCAGAATAGTGTTACAATGATGTCTGAGATTGTGAAACAAAACTCTGAGATACTGAACTTTGGGATGTTGAATGAGTGTAAGTGGGAATATTTTACATCATCTTGGATTAAGAATAATTTTAATCAAGAGGTAGTAATTAATCAAAGGTTTTCGGACATCTTGGTCACTATAATCACATAAATACTGTTAGTCTAGTGAAACTATGAAAAATGATTTCCGGTAAAGAATTCGTCAAAAAAATTAAAAGAGAAAATTCAGAATTGTTTGATCAATCTCGGTCAAATGTTCGTCGTTTCTTTGCATCAAATCCAAGCAAAGAACATATGATCGAACATTTCACAGGTCGTATGGTTAATGAAGCAATGAATATGAAGGCAATTTCTGCTGAAGTTGCTTCTGCTCCTGCGTCTATGGATGTTACCGAACTCGAATTGCTTACCAAACAAGCACAAGATGAAGCAAAGCACTTCCGTATGGTAAAAGAAGTTATTGAGCATATCTCAGGTAAAACTGTAAATGTTGCTGAGGCATTTGCTGCCGAATCCTCTTCACCTCAGGCAAAAGGTGCATGTCTTCTAGACAAATATGGTGCATCTTCTGACCCCGCTGCTCTTGCTGCATATCAACTTGTCGCTGAAGGTCGTGCCGAGGCAGTATGGAATGAAATGGCTGAATGTGTAGAGGATGAGTTCATCTCTTCACGTTATGCTGCTATTGCTAAAGATGAAGGATTTCACGCCAATATCGGTGGATGGAAACTTGAGAAACTTGTAGAGGGTTCTGCTGACCTTCAAGATCGTATTCTTGCAATGGTTTCTCAAATGCGTTCAGATCTTCTTGAGATCAGCAATAAGAATACTGCTGTTGCTGTCTGATAATTAATCTTATATTATGAAAAAGATGTTAATACTTACTGGGCCCCAGGGAGCTGGAAATCACTTGTGGTCAAAAATATTTTCATTACATCCAGATGTATTTGGGTGGAAGACTTTACTTGATAATTATTGGGAATCACATAGATTTAATGAACCATTTTGTAAGTATTGGAAAGACCCCGCAAAACTAGAACAATTTGATTGGTCTACTCATGATTATTTTTTTACAAGTATCAGTGTACCATTAGGCATTGCAAGTTCTGGAACAAAATGGTGTCCCAACATTTCAGAATTTGCTGAAGTTTTAGGAGAACTTGGGATTGAAACTAAAATTGTTATTATTGGAAGAGATCAAAACATCTTACATAATCAACAAATTAGACTTCGTGAAGAAAGTACAGTTCGACATTTATTTGACCAACTTCCAAAGATAAAAAATCCAATATATCTAAGTTATGAATTACTATATTTGTATAAACAAGAATATCTAAAATCGCTTGATCTTGGGATTCCTATTGCTTGGTATGATAATAGGATATATGATATACTTAAAGAAGATTCTAATAAAAAATACATTCAATATGTGGAGTATAACGCATTAGATAATTGCAATAAAACCGCAGTTCCTATAAAAGAACGACCATGAAAAAACTATTGATAATAACAGGCCCACAAGGTTCAGGAAATCATTTATTCAGTAGAGTGTTTAGTACTCATCTTAAAGTTGGTGGGTGGAAGAGTCTTCTTGACAAGTATTGGATTCCAAGTGATGAAGAATATTTTGCAAAGTATTGGGTAAATCCAGAAGAACTTACCGAAAAATATTTCGATGGATACAACTATTGGCTGGCGAATGTAAGTTGTCCGTTCTGTTATGATGGAGTTAGATATGTTCCAAAGATTAAAGAGGTTGCAGAGAAAGCACAATCTTTTGGAATTGGTGTGGAGATTGCAATTATTGTAAGGGATTCGAACATTAATTCACAGCAACAACTAAGAGTTCGTGGAGAAATTACAACTCCTATTGCACAAGAATACTATTACAATACTCTTATTCCATCTGGATTTAAGGTGCATTTTTTAGATAATGAGGCATTTTTTCTTCACAGGGAACATTATCTAAAGTGGGTGAGTGAACTTCTTGATTTTCCCATAGATTATGATAACCAAGATATTTTTAAATTTATAGATGAAGACCCAAATAAAAAGTACGTAAATTATGTTGAGGACTATTGGCTTGACCGAGAAGTTTGGGATGGAATAATGTCAAAAAAAGATAGAGAAACCTTAGAGATAAATTAAATATGAAATACATTGTTCAACTCTATGTTGGTGGCAAAGTCTTTGATGAAGAAGTACAGGCCACAAATCCAAAAGATGCCAGAGAAACTGCACTTGCTCGAAATCCTAAAGCTAAAGTTGTTGGAGTAAATGTAAGTTTCAAATGATCCGACTGATAAGGATCTCTGATCGGTCAGCCCCTTGACCTCCTCTCCACTTCCCCTTATATTGGCCTTGTTAAACCAATTCACCCATGAATAACGATTTCAACTTTGATTCTTTTGATGAGAATGAACTTTATCAATCCATGATGGAAACTGGTCCTGAAGATTGGATTCCCTCTACTGGTATCAAAGAAGAGTTTGATTACGAAACTCTTGCTCTTTTGAAAAACTTCTGATACACTGAATACATGGGAACGGGGCCGCCCTTAAAGATCCCCCACCCAGATAAGCTTTTAGTTACTAAGATCTGGAATCAACTATCCTTTTGCTTTTAGCACTTTTTTACTATGACTAAGACCGATTACTTTTACAAGGTTCCCACTACCATTGATGATCCTGATTGGGAAGAAATCAAGGAACAAATGCCAAAACCACAAAAAATATCTGGTATGAGGCATGTACAACGAGTAGTTATGGCTACTACTATACCGAATCGTAAAAATCATCGTGGAGAAACTCGAAACCCGGCCCGTAAAGGTGGTACAGGTAAACGACATGAGACTCTCAAAGGTAGTTTTGAGAAAGGTATCAATGCTCGGCTAGCTCCTCCGAAACTAATTAAAGAGAAGACTTGTCTTAGTATCTTTAGTGGCCATGGACGCCACGACATCTTTGATGGACTTCAGTATCCATATTGGATCTATGACATCTATGAGTATGATGTTTCCACTCGTAATTCTTCCCAAACCAATAATGAAGAAGTGTTGGAAGATGGTGCGCTTGGGGATAATGATCATCCTGTAGTCAAACCAGCAGAAAAATCTGACTATGTTGGCATGTTGGTGTCTCGCATCAAGAAGCATGGATGGAATCGTGATCAGTGCCTTAATTGGTTTGATTCCATTAAACATTCACTAACTGATCGACAGATTGCCGACTATACGACTGCTGCCATTCGCAAAGAAATGGCTGAAGGTCGCATTGAGTGGTTCAAGGAACATGAGATCAACCAGATTGTTGCTAATCACGATCCCAGCCTGATCATCTTGAATACCACTGATGCAGAGAACGGTAACAACCAACGTTTCATTCGCACTGTACGAGCTATGATGCGTTCTTATGTCAATAGTGGTGGCAAAACTCAAGGTTATTGTCTCTGGAATAGTCAGGCTTGCAGTCATGAAGGTTTGAATGATGCACATCTTGCTGCAGAAAACATCATGAACGAATTTGTTAATGAATGTCTTGAGTTTGCAGCTGCAGTCAACTTTTTCAAGACCAAAGCTTGCGAACCGCAGAAAGTTGTCTTCCAGAAGATCGGATCTGATAATCTTGTGGGGGAACTTGTAGATTATCCTGCACTCGGATGAAACAAGTTGTAAGACATTCTTACAAAGACGGAGAAATCTCAGAGACTCGTACTCTGGGATTCTTCCCTTTTCATTATTCAGAATTAAATCTTTCTCTGGTAATTGGAACGATTCGTAAGAATCTATCTTTAGATCTATTAACGCCGAAGTATAGACAAGAAAATCTAACAAATCCAACATACGGTCATTGTTACCACTCCACACAATCAGTATTCTATCTCATGGACACTGATTGTTTAGTTCCAATGAGTGGAATTGATTATCGTGGAGATACTCACTGGTGGTTACAACATGGTGAAAACATTTACGATGTAACTGCCGATCAGTATTATATTGTTGGAAAACTTCCTCCCTATGATGTAGGCAAGAGAACGCAATGGTATGGATGGAAACAACGACCACATCAAAGATCCTTAAACTTAATGATGAAAGTTTTGGGATCACTTAACATTAACTACACTTATGAGACCCATAAGATTTCCTGATCCAAAAGCCCTTGACCTGTTGCGGGGGAACGTGTATTCTAGCTGTATTGAGACGCAATTCCATGATTCTTCGGCCACACCAACAACGCGCAGTTGATTTAATGCAACTCCACAAGCTTGGTCAGATTATCGTGCCGACTGGCGGCGGCAAAACAATGAAGATGATCCGCGATGCAATGATTCAATTTGAGTCGCAAACTACAAAGACTATTGTTGTAGTTGCTCCTCGTATTCTTCTCGCAGAACAACTATGTTCTGAGTTCCTTGAGTTTATCACCAATGCAAGTGTAATGCACATTCACAGTGGTGAAACTCATCACTTTTCGACTACCAAACATCAGGAGATTGTTGACTGGGTTGTTAATACTCGCGGTCACAAATTGATCTTCACTACCTACAACTCGTTGGGTCGTCTTCAAGAGTCCAATATCACTGTGGACACTATCTACTTCGATGAAGCTCACAACAGCGTCAAACGTAACTTCTTTTCTGCAACTGAATACTTCAGTCAGGAAGCCGACCGTTGTTACTTCTTCACTGCGACTCCCAAACATTCACTCGCAGTCGGTAAGCCTGGGATGAATGATGTAGATGTCTATGGTCAAGTGATCTGTAACGTTCCCGCACCTGAACTTGTGGAAGGTGGTTACATCCTGCCTCCGAAAGTGATTGCGAAACAACTCGAAATGGTTCCCGCAGGTAAGATTCCTGCGGATCGTGATTGCACCAATCTGATTGAGACTCTGGATGAATGTGGTAAGGGTAAAGTGTTGATCTGTGCGAAAGCTACCAAACAGATCACTGCACTGATGTCTGAGACTGACTTCATTCAACAGTTGCAAGATCGAGGGTATTCTTATCTCTACATCACCGCAAAGACTGGTGCAATTATCAACGGTCAGAAGGTGAATCGTGAGGTATTCTTTGAGACCCTAAGTTCATGGGGTAGGGATGACTCTAAGAAGTTTGTTGTGCTACATCACTCCATTCTCTCCGAGGGTATCAATGTCTCTGGACTTGAGGGTGTGATCTTTATGCGTTCGATGGACTACATTGGTATATCCCAAACCATCGGCCGTGTGATTCGTATGCACCACGATGATGCAGCTCGTATCCGTAGTGGTGAACTGACTCCTGGCGATGTCAACAACTATACCAAATCTTTCGGTCTGGTTGTTGTTCCCGTCTTCAACAAAGTTGGGATCTCTACTCACCAGAAGATCCAAGCTGTTGTAGACACTATCTTCCAACAAGGTCTTCCTGCAA